GCAAGTCTTGTATGCTTTCAGCGCGGCCTCGAAATCAAAGCAAGCGTTGGTCATCAGCTCAGGGCCAAGTTCATATATTGCCGTGGCGAAAGGCTGGGTCTTTTCTACTACGAGAAAACGGAAACCCTTGCATCGGATTTTAAACGCGGCCTCAAAGGCTTGCCGGTAGAAGTACGCCTGGAGGTTGTATTTATAATTACGGACTGACTTAAGGAAACCTTGGGGCGATGCGTCCTCGGTGGTCTTGAGGTCGTAGAGGTAATCATCTTCGCCCAAGCCGTCGATGGCACATTTAACTTGGACTTCACCCAAGTAGGTCATGAACATTACTTCAGTCTTACCAAGCACAATGCTCTTGGCCTTAAGCGCTAACTTAGCGGAGTTGGCAATCAGGATGCCCTCGTTCCATTCATCCTCCGTCATGATGGTTTGCCCGGCGATGATGCTGGCGGTGAAAGCTTCGAAGATGGCTTTGCCGTCCTTAGTCCGACGATCACATTCTGGGGCCTTAACAAAGCGGGGCGTCGTGGCCTCCGCGGTAGGTTCCAAGACCAAGCGGTGAACGTAAGACCCCATTCGGAGGGCTTTGGTATCCTCGCGGGTCTTGGTCAGGTAAGCCTGATAGTGAAGGCCGGACTTTAGCAGCTCTTTCGAGCCTGAAAAATTAAGCGCTTGTATGCCGTCGTAGACGACGCGGTGTTCGATGAGCATTGGCATGGTATTAGGTATGTATGTTATTGGGTTAGGGAAATGGTTTATAAATCTTCGTCGGAGTAAGGTTCTTCGACAGCCTGCGACAGTTTGCGGACATCATCAAGCGCCATCTCGGCAGAACGCTCAAGACGTTCAAGGGTGTTCCGTTGGATGCGGAGTTGAAGCACGATGGCATGGATCCGGTCATGCAGGGGTTTAACCTGGTTGCTTTCCTCAAGGCTGTCCGGGTCGACTTCCTCCAACTCAAGGATGGCCGCAAACACCGACGACTCAAAGGTCTTAACGTCACGCTCGGCAGGGATGGAGTTGGCCATCTTATCAAGGACGGCTAACTCGGAGGTTATGTTAGTCAGCAGGTGACGGAGGTGATCGCGGTTAGTCATGTTGGTGGGTTAGAAAGTCAGCTCTTTGATGTCACCGGGTGAGCGGATGAAGAAACGCACATCGGAGCGCCTAAGCGATGCCAGCGTGGTTTTCTTCCATGCGGCAAGGGAGACTAAGAAGTCGGCTTGCTTGCGGGCGGTCAGCTCGATGTAGGGGGTGCGGTCTAAGAAGATGAGTAGGGCGTAAGAGGCGCCAAGGGGGGCGGCCTTGGCTATAATGCCCTTAGGAATTTCAGGCATTGTTCCGGGCCTCTTGCCAATCTTCGACGGCGTCGATAATCTCATGCGGTGCAACGCTCTTAGCGTGGCGGACGCAGTACCAAATGGCGTCACCGGCCTCTCGCATACCTTCAAGGTATTGCTCCAACTGCTTGATGCGGGCATCCTTAGCCGCGAGGAGGTTCCCTTGATGCAGGGAGTTAAAGGCATCTTGAATTGGGTCGCTCATATTATTTGCTGATGGCTTTGATGAAGGAAGGCTTATTGCTCAGGATCATGTCAACCTTGTCGGCCGGCAGCTCGATGAGGTCGATAGACTTTTCGGACAGCCATCCTTTGGTGACGCAATACTGATGAGCGCGCTCGGCTTCCATCGCCGTTAGGAAGGAATACCAAGGGGCGTTAGACTTAGGGGTGGCCTGAGAAGGGGCTTGGCTTGCCTTGTAAGACGATGCGGAGGCGCCGTCGTCGTCGAGGTCGGTCGATATGCCGCAAGCCGTCTGAATTGATTGCCGGCGAATGTAGGTTAACGCCGATCCAACTTGCTGAGCGGTCAGGGTGTCCGATTTAACGAGCAACCGCCCCGCGTCAAAGACCGTTCCGTCGATGTGCAGGAAGGTGGTTTGCACGCCAATCTTTCCGTCCTCGGAGATTAGCACCTGCCGGAGAGCCAGGTTATACTCGGACAGCGTGGCCTTGACGCTATCCAGTAGCACGTCGAGCGTGACGTACCGGGCTTTAAAGGCCCCGTTGATTTTGTTAGCGCCGACATTCGATAGGGCCGCAAGGGCGGTCACGAAATCAGCGGTGGCGGTTTGGGTTTCTGGCTTGGGTGGCATGGGTTTGTTTGGTGGGAGATTATTTCTTAGGGCTTGCGATCAGCAAGGTATCAAGGGACTCCGCATCGATGCGGGTATATTCCTTTTCTTTGCCGAGGAATAAATTGTAGTAACGCTTATCGCCTTTGAGCGTAGGCGTCATCAATCGGGCAACGCGGTTACCGGGCAGGATAACATACATCGTGCCAGGGATAACGTTTAACGCGTCAGGAAAGGGGATGGTGGTGGGTGGTTTGGTCATTGGTTTAGGTGAGGGTGGTGTAAATTAGTTAATGGCTTTGCGTTTGCCGGCGTCAAGGATGAGCAGGGCATCGGCGTTAGATAGGGTGACTGACATCGAGGGGTGCAACTCTTGAGCGCGAGCCTTAAGGACGTTCTTCCATTCGGTGGTCGTGCGTTCGCCTTTCGTGCCGACGCTATGGGCCTTCATCCAGATGGCCGGACGGACGCGGTGAAGCTTAAAGCCGAGAACATACGCGGCGCCGTAGATGACTCCGCAATTCCACATGAGCTTACCGATAGCCGAGCCAGGGATTGAGCGGCCGGCAAACAACGGAGGTTCCTCAAGGTACATCTCAACGTCCTGATCTATCCGAGAAATTCCTTTAAGCAGCTGGCAAACATCTGACTCGGTGCCGGGCATCTTAGCGCAAGTGGTGGTCTTGCCATCAAACCAACAGATGCCGCCATTAACGCCTGGGTCGATGCCGATGATGAGCGCCATAAGCAAAGCAGATTGCCAAAGGTAAATCATCTTACAAGTCTATAAAGATTGCCGACGCGGATTGCGTAGTCGTTCGGGGCAAAGTTCCAAGACTTAGCGCCTTCATAGCCACGGTTCCAAGCCAGGGCTAACTGCTCAGGGGTGGGGGTCGAGTAGCCGTCAGCCTTGAAGCGCTGGCGGAGGATGCGTAGGTGGGCCGCCGCGATCATGTCCTGGGCGGTGACGTTGCGCCACTGCGACCACTGATAATGGAAGTGCTTCTCGGACTCCAGCAGGGCGTTGGCGTCGTCCCAACTGGCCTTCTTCAGCTGATACATCCCACGCTCGCCGGCCTTGCCGATGGCCTTGCGGTTCTGGCCTGACTCGACCTGAGCGATGGCCTCAAGGAAGGTGGCGTCGGAGGCCGCAGCTGAGTTGAAGCCAAGGAGGAACAGCGCGACAATGGAGAAGGGGCGGGTCATACGCGTCTCGGAACAGTCGACCCCTGCACGCAGAAACCACCGGGTAAAATGTAAGAGAAGGTGATGCCAATCCAACCACCGTAGGCCACGTAGGCTTGCAGGTGGATGTCAGTTGCGCCGTCCTCGGCGATGGCCTCATGGTAATGAAGCATTATCTTCTTCATGTTCATGCCAGCGATGACGGACTTAGCGGAAACAAAGTCCCCGGTCATGATCCGTTCATTCAGCTCGTAAACCTCAAGGAGCAATCCGCGCATCCCATCGACATGATTGAATTGGTTACTCATGGATCTCGGCGTCGGGGATGATAGCGGTGCCGCGGATGATGGCGTCGTTCAAGTCATCGTTTCGCTGACGCAGATACTTAATCTCCTTGGACTGTTCGGAGATGACGGCCTGTTGCAAGTCGACGCATCGGTCGGCCTTATCGGCGTAGGACTTGAAGGCGCCGACTGCCCGGTGAAGGTAGCGGACGGTTAGCCAGGGGTTAAGCCACCAGAGAGTCGGGAGGCGGTTGGGTCGGATGATGTTCATGGGTGGGAAGGGGCGGTGTCAACGGCGGCGGCGGCGTTGTCTTTTGACTTGTACCATTTGCACATCAACTTTGTTTTTTTATTATACCAGCGCCCAACTTCTATGCTTCCAGCAGTAACGCCAGCATCAAGAAATTTGCGGATTTGAGTTTCGCTAACATCTGGCCTTAGTTTAAAAAAATACCCAATAGGCATAAAGCCTTCGGGGGCTTCTTCCTCATTTTCTTTCGGGATGTTTTTCAAAAACTTCTCGATGTTAGTATTACGATTTTCTCTCGCGTCCTATTCTTTGCTACTGGGTTGGTTGCTGTCCATGCG